TAGCTCAGGTGGTTAGAGCGTTGGATTCATAACCCAAAGGTCACGGGTTCAAGTCCCGTCTTCGCTACTAAGTAAAGGAGGAATAATAAACTTAATTGCGAAATCACTGATTTTTAGAGGTTTTATTAAGGGTTTATTATTCCTCTTTTTTTGTGTTTTGGTCTCTATGTTGGTCACTCAGTAGATAAAAGTAGTGCCTGGTTGTGTTTTAACTTTTAAAACATAACTGAAATGATAGAAAACATAAGCTTTGGAAAAGATGCTGCTTATCTCTATGCAGCTATGAACTACAATTTTTTTATAAAAAAAGAGAGTTTAAAAACTCCCTTAAAATAGGCTATATTGATTATCTTTCTTTACTTGAAGGGTACTTTTATATGTGCTATTTTCTTCAAGCAATTCAAGACTTTCTAAATCAACTTGCCAAGTGTTCTTTTTTTGATTTTGAATACATCTGTATCCCAAAGTTCCAATTCTACAATAATTATATATTGTCCCTACTGAAACTTTTAGTCTATTTGCGGCTTGAGCAACACTTATATATTTCTTGGACATTTCTCCCTCCATTTTATTATTATTTTTTATAATATTCTTCTATATAATAATTTATTGTTTCTCTAAATAAAATAGCTCCATCAAACATAATATACATATCTCTAATTCTTTCTTTTTCTTCTTTAGTTAGTTCAAAATCTTTATTATTATCATTTTTAGAAAATCTAATCCTAACCTTTTCAGAATAAGCCATATCTGCTATCATATCATATTTTTCCTGATCTATGACAAATTTTGAGGTTTGTATAGTATATTTTCCTTCATGCTCCAAATCTTGTGATAGTACATCTCCATTAATTTCATATCTATTATTATCAGTTAAAATTATTATTTTATTAAAACTAAAATATCCATCATTACTTACACAACTAAATGATATATTTCCTCTAACATAATATACATTTAGCTTTGCAACATCTTCTTTTTTTATTTTAGATTCAAATATTTCTATTTTTACTTTGTCTGTTTTTTTTTCTGAAATTGGAAATATCTTTTGTTCATTATTAAAATCATCAGAAATTATCTCAGTTCTATCATGAGCTTCATCATATTCTTTTGACATTAAAGAATTTAAGTGTTCCTTTGCTTTTGAATTTTCTTTAAAAACTTCCTCAATAGTTACAAGTTTATCTTCTTTAATAGCATCTTTTTTTATACTTTCTTTTTTAACTTCTCCATTTTTATCTCCACAGCTAAGCATAATTAAAGAACTAAATAATATAACTAAAATTTTTTTCATTTCCCCTCACTCCCTTAGTTGATTATTTTAATTTTATTATACAAAAAAAATTTAAAAAATTCTATATTATTTTATAATGCAATACCACTCAGCTCTATCCAAAGAAATTCCAAAGATTGATTTTTTATATTTCTTTACTACAAAATCTACATTGAAAGCCTTTTGAATTAGCTTTGAAAGATTATTTTCAAGACTTCCAAATATCATGAATACATTATTATTTTTTAGATTATTTTTTATAAACTTCACAAGTCTGGCATCATCTTTTTCGGTCCAGATGTTATTATAATTATAACCTTTTTTACCAATTTTTACTACTTCTGTTCCACACAAATAAGGGGGATCTAGTAGTATAAAACTATCTTTATAGCTCCAACTTTCATTAAAATAGTTATGTGTTATATCTATATTTTTTAATTTTTTTAAGTATATTTTTATTTTCTCCATTTTTTGTATAGAGAAAAAACTGTTTGATAAAGAGTATCCCTTATTCATACTTGCCAATAATTCTACCATTTTTCTTTCATCTTCTGAAAAGTTAAGTTTATTATCATTCCAAAACTCTTTATATCTATTTTTTATAATTTGCCATTTTTCTTTATCAGCAAATAAAAACCTTGATGATATTTTTTCAATATCTTTATATAGAAAATTAACTAATTCATTGTATTTTTTTATAGCCATTTTATTGCACTTTAAGAAACTTTCAATGTGCTCATCTTTAACATTTGCTGTTACTTTTAAATCTTTAATATCCTCTTTTAAATTTACTGCTATTTCCATTCCACCAGCAAATAAATCAACATAAATATTTTTCTTATTTAGTAAAAATATTTCTTTTATTTCATTGTAAAATCTTCCCTTGCTTCCCATATATTTAAAAGGCTTTTGTATCTTCATTTCTCCTCCTTAAACAAAAAAAGAGCCCAGTGATTCCAACAATTTTATTTGTTGAAATACTGAGCTCAATGCTACAAAGTATTTTAATTTATTATTTTTTAACTATTTTTATTGGTACTCTTTTATTTGCTTCTATGATGTATCCATTTTTTATTTTCACCTCACACCAGCCTTCATGCTTTTTAATTTCTTCTAAAATATACTTCTCATTCTTTTCAATGTTAGTTTCCATTCAGTACCTTCCTCATCTTTGCTAGTGCATTATGTTTCGCTATATGCACTCTTTGTCTGCTAACTTTCAGTTGTTTTGCAACCTCTTTTCCAGAATATCCATCGAAGTATAACTTTTTAATAATATATTTTTCTTGCTTTGTACAGCAATCGAGCAATTTAGCCACAAATGTTTTATTTTCTAAATCTACATTATTTATATTTTTATCCTCAATTTCTAAACCTTCATAAGTTTGAAATTGTATTTTATCCCTCCTTCCTTTCTTGATTTCAGTGATAGCATTATATGAAACCCTATAATTTTCTTTATCTATAAATCTTCGAATTCTAGCTTCAATGTTGGGATATAAGTGAGTGAGAAACTTAGTATTATAACTAAAATCATAAGTTTTTATAGCTTCATAGATTCCAAGTATCCCTTCCTGGAATCCGTCATCTGTTCCACCCCATTTATTATTTATCTTTCTAACTGCATTCAAATACTGTTCAATTAGCTTTTCAGTTGCCTCATTATTTCCAGCTTTAGCCTTATGAATTAGTTCTAATACTTCTTTACTCTCCATATTCCCCTCTTATAATGCCATTTTACTTCTTACAATCTTTTCTTTAGCTACATCTATAACTGTCTTAATATCTTCATATTCTAGCCCTATATTTGTTAATTCTTGCTCTAATAATGCTTTATTTCCTTTTATTTTTTCTATCTTTTTATTTAGTTCAGCTATTTCAGCATTAGCAACTGCTATACTATTGTTAATTTCTGTTTTTCTTTCAAAATACTTGTCTTCAAAATTATTTTCTTCAATCTCCGCTCTTTTAAGATTTTCAAGTAAAACTTTAAGCATTGATCTATTTCCTTCATCATCTAATCCATAGTCTATTGCATAGCAAGTTACTAAATTATCTCCAACAACTACATAAGTCATTAATAATTGCTCATTTATATAAAATTCAGCTTTCTTATTTCCCTCATAAGCTGCTGTATTAATATATCTAGCTTCTTTAAACTCCTCTTTTAAACTTGCTTCTAAAACTTCTATTTTATCTTCATTTGCTTTCTTCCAAATATCCCAAGTTCTATCACTTATAATATTAGCTTTATGAACTCTTGAAGCATATCTCATTAGAGCATGCTTTGTTATATTAATTTCTTTCATTAATCTTCCTCCCAATCAGCTATTTCTTCCACATCAGAATATGAATAATTATGACAGTGAGAACATTCATAATAATCTGTATCATACAAACTTAAATCATCACCAGTAGTTTCTTTATTTGAATTTAATTTTACTAAAATTCCCATTCTCACTCCTACTTCTTCTCCACACTTTTTACATTTCCACATTTTATATCTCTCCTAACTCTAAACAATCATCACTGTCAGTGCTTTCAACAGCAACAAGCATTGTCCAACCACCATATTTATTAGTTTTAAATCTTTTTAAAGATTTTACTTTCCCTATTATTTTTCCTCTTATAAATTGTTTTACTATTATACTTTTCCCTAAACCAAGAGGTTTTTTAGATGTAAACATTGGTAATTCTCCATTATCAAAAGTTACATCTGTAAATTTACAAGGTAAAATTGTTATATAATTATCTATCATTCTTTTTACAAATTTTTTAGTATTCTTTTTATTCATTTCCACCACTCCAAATTAAATTTTTTCAATTTCCTCTAATACCCATTTAAAAATAATTATCTCTTGTGTTAATTCCTGAATTAATTCCTTCTTTCCTAATTTAGAATTTTTTAAAAATTCAATGTTTTCTTCATATTCTTTTAATTTATTTCTTATCTCTGTTTCTGTTCTCATTCTTCTCCTTTATTTATTTTAGAATAATTCAATTTTCTTTTCTCTTGCCAGTCTACTATCTCTTCAAGAATATAAATTAATTTACTACATTCCTTAACTGTTATATTATCCACTGTTTTATCTTTTCCTAGATATTGTTCTATAAATTCCTTCTTATCTTTCTCATAGTAGACTTTACTATATAAAGTATTAAACTTATTTATTTGCTTTTCTGTTGCATAATTATTTATTAACCTTTCAAATATTTTTATAAGGATCTCAGCCTGATTATAGCTGAGATCCTTACTAGATTTTTTATTAAATTTACTTTTTAAGAGTATTCTATACTCTTCATCTTTTAAGCCTGCTTTGTGCTTTAATGTATGAATATATTTAATTTGATGTTTCTTTATCTCCTTCATTTTTTAAATCCTCCATAACAGTAGTCATAGATAATGGGATGTTAATTTTATTGCCATTCTCATCTTTATAATATGCTTCTATAAATGTTTTAGATCTCTGAGGCTTCCAAGCCTCTTTAATTATTTGAACTCCTTCTGTTAGTTCAACATCATTTATATTACCAGCTATCTTTTCTAACTCCATAACTCTTGAAGCCTTTAAATTCCCATTCTTATCTTTTTTTAATAACAAATTAACTATTTCTAATAAATGTGTATTTTCACCCTGAACAGTTTTATAAATATAGTTCTTAACCTTTTCTATTCCAGCATGAACTGTATCGTCAAAGCTATCAAGCATTCTATAACCCAATGTTATAGATATTTTCCCGTCACTTGTTGTAAATGTGTGAGATTGTTGATTATCTTTTACTCCATAAAGTTCTGCTTTTAGTTCTAAGATACTTTTAAAGTCATCAAACACTTCTTTTTTTAACATCATTATTTGTGCTGAAATATTTTTTATTTTATCTATTTCATTTATTACAGTTTCATCAATAAGATTTTTATAAGCATCCACCTTTGCTTTTCTCTCAGCTTTTTTCTGTCTATCTTCCTCTAATAATTGCTTTCTTAATATTTCTTTTTCTTCAGCTGTCATATTTTCTAAATTCATTTTTTCCTCCTATTTTCATTATTCTAGTATTTCAAAGTCTTTTAAAAATTCACTATTTATCCCTCTACAATCACCATTTTGAAATTCTAAATAACTTCCCCATAATTTAACTGGTTTATTTTCTCCTTCTTCTTCAACATCAATTAAATACTCATCAATATAATTACCTATTTTGAACTTTGGAAAGCCCCATAAACTTGCATACTCCACTCCACCATTTAAAAGCATTCCTTCTTTTATTTCTTTTCCATTTTTATCAAAAAATCCTTGCATTTTTCCTCCTATAATTTCATTAATAATATAAACCCAGTGATTAAAAAATATATGCCAAATATTGCATAAATACCCATAATGAATAAAAGGAATTTCAGTATTCTCAAAGCAATTGGCTTTTTACAATAAATTCTTTCTCCATCAAGATATACTTCTCCGTCACTATATACTTTTCCATTAAATACTGTTGAATATGTTCCATCTTTTATTATGTATGTTTTTCCATTTACAGTTATTCTATTTATACTCATACTGTTTTAATTCCTCCATTCTTATAAATTCTTCATATCCTGTTAATACATCCATAAGCCTTGCATATACTCCATTATTATCTTCATAAGTATATATAATTCCATTAATCTTATATAAGTCTTTTATTCCCATAGTTAGTCCTTTAATCTTTTAAAATCAACAACAGTTACAGCAACATCTTCTGTTCTAAACTTATTTTTTAAAAATTTTCTTAGCTCTTCTATAAATTCATCCAGTAACTTTTCTGTCATTTCTTCATTAAAAATTCCAATCTTTCCAGTGTATGATATAACTCCATACACCTTATAAATACAACTTACATAATATTTATATTTCTTTTTTCTTCCAAAAAAACCTCTTTGAAATTTACAATCTTGCCCAACATTGAAGCCTGCAATAAATAAAGTAATTCCAAGTCCTGCTAAAAGCCAATCACTCATAATGCCTCCTTATCAAATCTTGCCCATAAATAGCTTTTTATTTCTCCTTTATCATTAATTACTTCAACTTGACTAATACTTGTATCTATATCTAATATTTCATATTCTTTGTCCAGTGTAAGCTCCCCAGTGTCTGGGATAATACACTTTACAATATCACCCTTTTCTAATTTCCACATTTAAGCCTCCTTGTTTATTAGCTGCTATTAATATAGAAGCTATTACAATTGCTAATTTTCTCATGTTATCTCCATTTTTTCATTCTATTCAGCACTATTCTAAGCAACACTAAATTTTTGAAAGTTTTTTGTTTATTGTTGCTATCACTTTTTTAAATTCCTCAGTAATTTTTATATAACTTTCCCTAGCTTTTGAATTCCCTTTGTTGGCTGCTTGAATGTAATTCTTTCTTTTCACTGAAAGAGCTGCTAATTCATTTAACTCCTTATCAATTTTTAGTGCATCCTTTCCATATTCTTTTGTTAAAATTTTCTTTGCTTCTTCAGTTAATATTTTATCTTTCATATACTCCTCCTTAAAGTGCTAATGTTGATAATGCTGCATCTATATATTTTTTTTCAATTTTTAATGAATTGTTTTGTAAAGCTATTTCATAACTTGCTGTTAAAACATTTGCTAAGTTTCTTGCTGATCCTCTTGCTTGTATATTTATATAACTTATTAATGTCTGTAGCTCACTTTCTTTATATAGTTCTGTTTCATTTTTTAAAAATTCTTTCACGATGCTTGAAACATCATCTATCGCTAAATCTTTTAGTGTTATATTTACAACTGCACGGCTTGATAAGTATTCATATTCTTTTTTTCTTGATAAAATTTTACTTTTCAATACCTCGGTCCCAGCTATAACTACACCCACACCAGTTTGGTCTGCAATGCTTCTAATAATGTCAATTACATTTGCTTTTAAGTGTTCTCCTTCATCTATAATTATGATAGTTTCTGTTAGTTTTACAGCATCTTTTATTCTGTCTTTTAGAGTTTCAGAACTTCCACTTGTATCAAGTTTTAGTTCTCTTGCTAACTTTTTAATAAGCCCTACACTAGATATTCCATTTTCTGCTGTTATTAAAACTCCTCTACCTCCATAAGTTTTTAACCATTCTTGTAGAGCATGAGTTTTTCCAAGCCCTGCTCTTCCATAGATATAGCCAATTTTTGCACTTTCTATAATTCCTTCTGTTATATTAGAACTCACATATTTTTTTATAGTGTTCAACACATGAAACACTCTTTTTTTAACTTCTGTATTTACAGAAAAATTTATTCTTTTTATTTTTCTTTTATGCCTATTTAAAAAGTCTTCCACCTTTTTTGAAAATGCTTCATTATCCCCTGTATAAGTTCCTTTTCTCCATTCACTTAGTGTACTTGATCCCACTCCCATAGCCTTTGCTATTTTTGTATAACTCATATTATTTTCCTCAGAAAATATTTCTAACCTTGCTCTTAACTCTTCCATTCTTCCTCCTAATCTTCTAAATATATTCCTTCACCTATTAATATTCTTTCTTTTTTACTTTTATTTTCTATAACCTTAGTATCATCAATTATTGTGGCATCTATTAAACCTAAGTCATCTCTTATATCTTCTCTTATTCCTATAATCTCCTTACTTAACTTGCTAATCTTTTGTAATCTCTTTTTATGTGTTTTAATTGCTGTAACATCTTTCCAACCAGCAAGTCCTAATTGTTCAGCCTTACATAAAAATTCACCAGTTTCTTGATACACATAGATGTAACTTAAATCGTGTGGATCATACTTAATCTTTGCCCTTTCTGTCTGATGATAATATAAGTATTCATTAATATAAGTATTTCCCATAAATTCAATACCATTTTGCTTTATAGTTCTTATTTCTTCATATAAGAATAATAGCCTGATCTCTTGTTCTGACAACATTCTTCTATTTGCAACAGGATTTTCTTCTTCAAACACTTCAAGTGGAGTTCTATTATTCATTCCTCTACCTCTATGTGCTTTCAGCCCAGCAGCTCTTCTCAAAGCATAATAATTATGATTTTTAGTTTCTATAAACTTTTCTATTAGCTCTTCAAGTTCCCACTGTTCTAATATTTCTCCCTTATCTAGTTTTTGCATTGCAAAACTTCTAAGATGCTCAGGTCTTTCTATAATGTTTCCACCCTTATAAGTAGCAAATTCTTTTGTAAAACTTTCTTTAAAATCTACAAACCACCTTTCTATGTGTTTAGCTTGTGCATTATATGCTTTCGCATGGTCTACATCTATTCCTAAACTTGCATATATCCCATTAAGCTCATCAGTCCCCTTTAAGACCTTAGATTTATATGCTTTACCATTATCTGTGTAAATATGTTGAGGAACTCCATACTTTTCAATTCCTCTTTTTAGAGCTATTGCAATTGCTTCTGTTGTTTCACTCCAAGCTAAGCTCCAACCCACTATAAATCTACTTTTTACATCAATCCAGACTATTAGCTTTGGAGATCCGAAGTATCTTTCTCCATTTGCTTTTTTTCTATTTCCTTGATAGCACATCATTTCCAAGTCATGTCCGTCTGACATCCAAACTTCTCCAGCTTTTATATCTTCGTAACTTCTTTCAATATATGGTGTATGAGTGTCTTTAAACTCCTTGTTTCCCATTCTTGCCTTATTCTTTTCAATAATGTTTATATCTTTATTAAGATAATTTCTTAAAGTACCATAGCTGATTGCCTCAACTCCAAACATTGCAACTATTCTCTCAAATACAAATGTAATTTTTGGCTTATTTTTACTAAAATAAAGCATTTTAGCAGTTTCTAAAACCTCTTCTTTTACTCTTCTTATTCCCTTAGTTGTTCCATGTCCAGAAGCCAAAGCCAGTGGATTATGTTTATTTTTTATATATATTCCCCACCATCTTCTAAGAGTTGGTACTGTTAATTTTTTCAAAATTTCTAACTGTTGAGGATAATTCTTACTTGCCTCTTTTACAAACTTTTTTATTATTTCTTCCTTACTATCTCCTCCTTCCTCATACTTTTCTTCTAATTTAATACAAAGAATAAATCTAGCATTTGCAACTTGCTGATTCCAAGTTGGTAGCTCATCAATAGCTGTTGCTTCTCTCTTTGCTACTGTCCTAGTTGCTACTTTCTTTTCTTTTTCTTCCTTAACTTCCACCAGTGAAGCTCTATATGCATCCACCTCAGAAGCCTTATATACATTTTTATAAACTTTCCCTATCTTCTTTTTTTCAACAGTCCAGCCTTGCAACTGTGCAAATCTTAAAGCCTGAGTTCTAGTTTTTTCAAAGAGTCTTTGTAAATCTTCTAATAAGTATTCTTTTGTCATAAAAGCTCCTTTCTAAAAGATCCTTACATTCAAAGCCCTTTCAATTCCCTTTTCAGTTTCTAGATCTCTTTCTGCATTAAGTCCTCTTAATGCTCTATATACCTTCTTTTCATCTAAATCTTCTTTTTTACAAAAATCTTTCAATGTTAAATCTCTTAGTAATAATGATTTTTGAAATGTTTTTACTCTCTTATCTCTATTTTTTACATAAGCTGGGACTTTATCACATAATGCTAGTACCTCAGCTTCTCTTTCCTCTAATTCTCCATTTAAAAGTTTTTTAAATTCATATTGACTTAGATTAAGCTCCTGCATTACCTTTTGTAGACTTATTTCGGCATCAATTAAATTCTTTTTTATTTCTGTTATTCTGATTAACTTTTCTCTATATTGCTCTACCTTCTGTTCTATACACATTTTCAAGCTCCTTTTCTAACTTTAAAATCATCTTTTTATATGTGTCTGGATGCTTCTTTAAATGTTCAAGCATTCCTTTTAAATAATTTTCTCTTTCCATTTACTCTCCTTTTTGATATAATCAAAGTATCTAATTTTTATCAGGGACACCATAGCTTTGCCGAGCATGATGTCCTTTTTTCTAATAATTAAAATATTGATAACCTGCTCTCTTATAATATTGTCTTAAACTATACACATTTTTTAATCTTAAATACTCCACAGCCTCCTCTTCTTTACCTTGTTTTATATATAACTCCAATGCTAATGAATGTTTCATATCATCAAGATTACAAACTCTTCCTAAATATTTTTTAGTATTCACTTTATTCCAGTACCACAATGTACTTAAATCAAGTGGAAAAATTTCATTTTCTAACTCATGCTTTTCAGCATATTGCAATAAATCCTTTATTAAATCCTTACTTACTCTCCTTCCTGATATTGTTCCATTTGGATAATCAATATCTTCAACCTTTACTTTTACAATCTCTTTGAAAAATAACCCTAACTCTTTAAGAACCATATACATAAGCCTTTCTCTCTCAGGTACTGAGGCTGTTAATATATTAAACTGCTCTATTGTTATAAAGTCCTTAGTTTTAAAAACTCTTTTATACTTCCTAATATTTTCAGTTATATTTAAGCCTAGTATTTCTTCAAAGAAAAACTCCAAAGCATTGAGTTCTACAAGCACTGTATTAACAGATAATGTCATTAACTTGTTATCTAAATATCTGATTACATCTTCTTTTTTTACATCTATCACTTCCTTATTCATTGATTCTAAAAATTCTTTTACTATTCTCTTGTATGTTCCTTGTGTTGAGATTGAATACTCTCTGTAGCTCATTTCTGACTGTAAACTTAATAAATCCAAATAAAATTTATTGTTCTCCTCCATCTTCATCTCCATACACTGCATCACTTAGTTCATTCACAGCACCAACAATTTCATCTACCTTACTTTTTATTAGTTTTATATCCTCTTGCATTGGTGCAATCATTTCAAAATATGCTTTTGCTTTTTCAAAAAATTCAAATATGTTTTCTATTTCATCATCTCTTTGAGTTACTAATTCCAACATTTTATCTATCTTTGGTTCTATTCTCATTGGCAATGCTGGGACTCCTGAATTTAAAGCTATTTGATTATTTTTGAATTTTGTTATCATCTCCTTTGAAAAGTTTTTTATAAATCTTCTAAACTGCTTTGCTCTCTCTGTATTCGCTAAATAAGCAATCTCAAAAATACCATCTTGATTAAATACTCTTTTTTCTCTTTTCTTTAATATTCCCCCTTCATAACTTAAAACTTTTTTTATACTTGAATATTCTGGACTTTGTAGTTCACTGTTTCTAGCAATTAATTTTTTTAGATATTCTTTTTCTTTAAAATCTAATGCTTTCGCTAATTCGTCCATATCCATTTCAATTTCATTGTTATTATTTACCATTACTTGAAGTTCTGTATTCTCAAATACTACTAAATTACTTTTATTGTTCATCTCCTCCACCAACTTTTAACTCATGTTTTCTTAATAAACCAGGAGCATTTTCATCTTTAATATTTTGAATCTCCATATAACAAGGATAATAATCTGCCTTTATTTTTAAACTGCTTTCAGGAATATATAGAGTTTTATTCCTGTTTTTTTCTTCTTTTAAAAATAAATAATCTATATTTGTTTTTACTTTTTCCCAATCTGTCTTACTTAGTTTTAAAATTTCATCTATTAGTGTTTTTGATACTTTTATCTTAATCACCTCTTATTTCAATATGTTTTTTAATGTATATATTTCAATATTTTTATTTCCAATGTATCTCCAAAGTGCCTCATCATCTTCACCATTCTGTAGTTTTTCTTGATATTCTTTTAAAAATCCCTCTCTTATCTCCTCCAATTCCTTAATTTTTGCTTTTATCTTTTTTTCAAGTGTCATTATTTTCTCCTCCTATTTCATTTTATTTTCTATACTCATCATCTCCTTTTCTTCTTTGTATGGTGCTTCTATCCCCCTTTCTATTTTTTATATTTTTAATTTTTATATTTTTTAGAAAAATATCTTTAAAAAATAAAATCTATTTTACAGATTTTTTTTAAATTTTTTATAAATCTTAGATACAGATTTAATTTGTAACTAAGTTATAAAAATGTTATAATTAGTTAAATATTTTTAATCATTTTTTAAGCTAAGAACAAAAATATTTACTTTTTACACAATTTAGATAAAAATTTTTTCCTTATGATGTGATTATAGTATAATTATTTTATCTTGTCAACAAAAATTTGGAAAATATTTTTTTCTTTTTTATGAAAGG